ATAAGATGGATATTGAACAAGCCATGTTATTTGGTGATGGTATTATTACTGCAGCTGGAGAAGCTTCAGGTGGTGGTGCTCCTACTAGATATTCTCATGGAATAGTTCCTTATGCATCTGCTAATGGTAAGGTATATAATATGAGTTATGCTTCGTCTGGATACGATGCTTTCTTGGATGCAATGGAAGATTTCTTTGCACCGGAAAGTGGAAATTCAGGGAGTAAACTCGTGTTAGCTTCAAGAAAAGTTATTTCCTATCTGAATAAGCTTGGCAATGGTTCTTTCTTGAATAACTCAGTTGGTGCTGACCAGTATCGACTGGATGTAGCTACCATACCGGGCAAATTTGGGCATTCAGTAACTAAGGTAAATACCATTTTTGGTGATTTGCATTTTGTTGCAGAACCCTTATTGCGTGGACCGTGGGAAGATTACTGTGTAGCAGTTGATATGGCTAATGTAGCATACAGACCGCTATCTGGTAATGGAGTAAGTCGTGATACTTTCATTGAAACCAATGTACAGAATCCGGGAATTGATGGACGACAAGACCAAATCATAACTGAATCAGGTCTTGAGATTAGTCTACCAGAAACCCATGCTGTACTTAAGTTCGCGTAAGGGGGTATAGAAATGGCACAATTATCAATGATAGGTGAAAATACTGTTACTGATGGTACACACTATATCACCGATGTTTCAGTGTATGGTTCATGGCCTTTTGCCGGGGATGAAGGCGGTTTAGCTGTTTTAAGAACTGACATTATAGACCCAGCGGATACTGATGCAGCACTTGTGAGTCCTGGGATTCCAGGAATAATGGCTGCTAATAGGAAGTTAACAGTTGGTTTTAATACTACAACAGCTGGAGCAAATGTCACTTCTGATTTCGGTATTCAAGGCTCTTACGATGGTAAGAATTGGGCTTTGGCAGTAGCTGAATTAGATGCTGATGTTGAACCTGATTCAAC